ACGTTGACCGGCGCGGCCATGCCGCTGGGCAGCTCGTGGCCGTGGAGCACGGGCAGCTTCCCGAGCAGCACGGGCCGCTTGTCCTCAACCAGCTCGATGTTGTTCTCGTTGAACCCGAGCCAGGCCGTGAGGCTCATGCGGGGATCGTCCGAAATCTCGGCCGCGTGCTGCCACAGCCAGTGCTGCCACCGCTCTTCGTGGTTGCCGCTCTTGTAGACGATCGGGATCTCGGGGAACTCTTGCCGCAGGTAGGCGAGGAAGTTCCTCACCGCCTCGAGCTCGCCCTTGAAGTCCCGCTGCTTCGGGTCTTTCATGTAGCGGCTGATCGCATAGAAATCCGCGATATCGCCGTTGAGCAGCAGGCCAGACAGCTCTTGGTCTTTGAGAAAACCGACGGCTGCAGCCACTGCGATTTCGGAGTGATACGGCACATGCACGTCCGACAAGATGCCGACGTTGCCGATGACGTTCATGCGGTGCGGCGTCCACGTCTCGGCCATCGACTTAGGCATGGCCAGGATCTCGCCAGCCGCTCGCTGCTTGCGCGGGGCGGCCGGCTTCATCGTCTTGCGGTTCTTCGCCCCGGCAACGCCAAACTGCCGCTGCATCCTCTTGCGGGCCTGGTGGAGCGTGATGGCTCCGTTGCACTCTTTGACGAGCCGGCGGGCCAGCGTCTGGGCCGGTGCGTCGGGGTGCAGCTGTGCCAGCCGCCTGGCCATCTCCGTGATCGGATCACCCGCCATGCTTCTTCCTCCGTGCCTTGGCCTTCGGCTCCCTCTTGGCGGCAGCGCGCCGCAGGACCATGTTCCCGTCGTCGTCCAGGATGCCGAGGCCCGTAGCCTCTTCATCATCGAAGTCGAGCTCGGCGAGATTAGGCCGGGCGGCCTTCGGCTGCGGCTGCTTCGGCTTCTTTGGCACGACGGGCCTCCGCTTTGCGGGCGTTGTGGATCGCCCGTCTCACGAGGAGCCTAGCGGGGAGGTCAAGGAACGGCAGGCCGCGCTCTTCGGCAGCCTCGCGCAGGAAGCCCATGATCTCGTCCATGCCCTCCTCGCTCTCGCACCAGTCGCAGCCCTTGGCGTCCATGTAGCCGGCGCGGCTCGTGCATTTGCAGTCGGCCGTGGCGACGATGCGAAAGGGCCAGCCGGCGAGGAGGGCCTTGAGCTCGGTGCCGGGGCCATGTGAAACAGCAACTTGCCCAACAAAAAAACCAGGCTTCGTTTTTTTTGGATATGCAGGATGGTCCTCGTCTACAGTCCACAACAATCCATCTGTTTTGATAACGCATGGCATCACTTCGTGTACCGAGTAGCCACGCTGGTTGGCTCGCCACAAAAACTCCTCCATGCGGCCAGTAATCATGGAAACGCCACTTGTGAAAGGCTGGCAGTAAAGGTTTTTCCGTTATACGACGCAGTGAGAGTTGCAGAAAACGGCGAACAGGATGTGATTGCAGATTGGACGAGCCTTAATGGGTTTGACTGGGTACCGAATGACCCTGGAAGAGGATTTCTATAGGCTTGTCCGCATGGCGTATTTACTAAAAAAGAACCGCAATACCACTCAAGCTGTAGGACATTAGAAAAACAATACAAAATACCTTGGGAGATATAGTACGGCGGCAAGAAAGGACTGCACTGTGCGTTGCGTTCAGCAATCAAAGTCGTGAGTGACTGTCCCGTTGTCCAATAGTTGTTTAGCGTGCCGTCAGATGAGCAAGTGTTGCAAGCAGATGGGAAAAACCATCCGTTAGGCCGCGACACCACAAAAGTGGTTTCTCCGAATACACATGCGACATCGCTCATCGGATTTCCGCCAGATGAGGTAATTGTTACTGCTATGCTGCTTGGAATCTGTGAACAAGTACTGCACGTGAACACTGGCGATCCGCAGCAACACGCCATTTCTACACCTTGAACCGCGTGAATGTGGAGGTAAACGTAAAAGACACAATCGTCACCGAAGCTGTCACGAGCGTTTTCCCAATGCTGATCGTGCAAGCCGATGTATTGAGTGAAGCCGACAGCGTCACGTCTTGCATCACCGACGTGGAGGCCGTCGCCCCTGCGAAAATCGCCGTGGCTGTCTCAAACGGCACGTCGATCAGATACCACGCCGTGCCGTCTTTGGCTATCGCGCAGTCAGTGGCGGACGCTGGCGCAGGGAACGGGAAGAACAGATTCATCGCCGCCACGGTATTCGGCGTACTCGTCACGCCCCTGAACGTCACCGTCTTCTCGGCGTTGATTGACCACGCGCCGGTGAAGGTGCAGACGCGGAAGAGCTTGGGATTGCCAGCAACGCCACGGTTGCCAAACGTCAGCGGCCCTGTGTCACGGTCGCCACCCTCGACGGCTCGCACAACCTTGGCGATCCGCTCAGCGGCAGGCTTCGTGAATGTGACGCGCTCTGTGCGGGCTGGCTTGCCGTCTGGCTTCTGGGCCATGGTCAGTCCTCGAGCACGGTGAGCACCAGGCGGGAGCCGCCCACGGCGGCCTTCGCTGCGTAGTTGCCAGCCGCCAGCCGCAGGATCGCAGCCTCACCAGCACGCAGGCTGACAGTCTCGTGCAGATCCGTGCCATCGAACCGGCCGAACGACACGGTGTGCGTTGTCTCTGTGGCGAGCGAGCGGGCGAAGCACAGGCCGAGCGAGCCCATCGTGGCCGTGCTGATCTGCGTGACGGCCGTGCCGAGGTTCAACGTAACGGCGAGTATTCCGGCCGTGGCGATGTCGGCAGTGATGCCTGACGCGGCGAACTGCTGCGAGAGAGCGCCTTTCTGCACTTGGGCATTGATCGTGTAGTTGATGTCGGGCATGGGGCTGGCTCCTTAGAACGGCGGGGTGCCGAAATAACCTGTGAAGTCGATGGCCTGGTGGACGCGACGCAGCAGCTGGTCGGGGTTGCCCTCGCCACCTGGGTATTTCATGTTGCCAGCCTCAGTCAACGGCTGCGGCGCAGAGGCATCTACCTTCTCTTTTTCGCTGCCCTCGCCCTGGTACACCCAGCATTTCGTCTTGCTGCCGCCTGTGACGTAGTGCCAACCCACGTGCGGGATCTTCATGACCCACGTGCTGGAGCGGTACACGAGCTCGACGCTGACGCTCCAGTATTTCACCTCCACGTCGTTCACCACCTCAATCTGCTGCTGGGCGGAGATGCCTTGGCACAGCCAGGTGTATGCATCGCCGCCAAGATACGGTGCGGAGTTGATGGAGTTCGTGACGCTGCCTGCAACGGCAAGCGGGAACGTCGGGCGGTTGCCGGTGATCGTCGCCTTAATCTCGCCCTCAACGGCCTGCAGCCCTTCGATGTAATCGCCCGCAGCGTTGACGAGCGGGCGGATGTCGCCGTTGCTAGTGCCGTGGTAGTAGTACAAAGCCGGCACGGCGGCACTCGACACGGAGAACGACCACACGTCACGGCGCGCCAGCGGGTTGGGCTGGTAGTCTTCCGTGCCTACGTTGGGCACTTCGTAGCGGTACGTGATCTCGGCGTGCTGCCGGTCTGGCTCCGTAACGCTGCCTTCCGTGCAACGCAGGTAGGTGAATTCCGGGTGGCTCGCACCGTGGAAGATGCCGACGGTGTTCAGCAGCAGCTGGTGCGCGACGGGCTGCGTAGTCGTGACTACGAATTTCCGCTCAGCAGTCGGGCTTTCGCCGAACCGATGCGTAAACGTGCGCGGCAGAACTTCGCGGAAGGCGAGTACGGACATGGCTAGTTCAGGATCTCCACGGTTCCGATCTGGCCATTTCGGTTGATCTGCTCGAGCAGCGTGACCTGCTTTTCCTCGGCGGCGTTTGGCGCAGTGCTGGCGGCGCTCTGCTCCATCTTCTGCTGGAGCGAACTGGATGCCGTGTCGATTGCTGCATTGAAGTTGGCCTGAAAACGATTAAGCACGCTGTTTGATGCCTCTGCGGCGATCTGCGCCTCAAGCTGGGCGATCCGTTCGACTCGCGCACGGTCCGCCTCCTGGACGGCTGCAGCGTTTGCGATCGGCCTGCCGAAGCCGTCAACAGCTGCGCCTTGCCCCTGTGCTGCCGCCTGCTGCTGAGTGCGCAGTGCGTCCAGTTCTTTCTCGGCTTCGTTGCGGATGTCGAGCCCGAGGACAGGAGCGAACTTCTTTACAAACGCCTCAATAAATTCAGCCAACTGGAAGAACGCATTGCCCGCTAACTTGATGAAATCGAGCAAGCCGCTGGCCACCTGCTGGGCAATCTGCTGCGGCCCGGCCTGCCTAATCACTCCAAGAAGCTCCTGTGCGATCGTGCTAATTGGGCCAGCAAGCTCTCCGAGAATCGTGCCTGTCAGGCCTTTGACCGTGGCATACACCGCAGCGAATGAATCGTTCATGTTGTCGATCGCCTTGACGGCATCTGCATCGACAACCTGGCCGAGTGCGATGGCTTCCTGCCTCATATTTGTGAGCGCACCAGGGCCGAGCGTGAACAACTCACCAAGCTCGATGCCGCCCTTGCCGAAGAACTTTACCGCCGTGGCAGCCCGCTCGGCAGGGTCTGCAATCCGAGAGATCGCATCCACCACCTGCTCAAACTGCTGCTCTGGTGTCGCCGCCTTCAATTCTTCAAAGACGATGCCAAGAGCCTCGAACTTCTTTTGGGCCTTATCGTCCAGCGAGGCCGCACCAATGTTGACCGTCAGTTTTTGAATCTGCTTGGCGAACGATTCGACGCTCACGCCCGTATCGGCGGCGGCCCGTGCATACGCCTGCAACGCCTCGACGCCAACGCCAGTGCGGTTTGCCACGTCGTTCAGTGCGTCGAGCTCTTCGCCCACGCTGAGGGCAAACGATGTCACGGAAGTGACGGCACCAGTTACGGCACTCGTCAGGCTTAGAAAAGCACTTGTCGCGGCCTGCAAGCTGCCCAAGGCCAGCTTGCCGATCTCAATATTTTTCAACGTGCTGAGATCGCTGGACGCTTTCTTGCCGGCCTCGCCCATGGAGTCGAGCTTGGCATTCACGTCGGCCACAGCCTGAGCCAGCTGGGCCGTGTTGGCACTGATCTGCATTGCCAATCCGAGTGCTGTGCTCATGTCATTTCCCGTCTAGGTCTTGCTTCATCTGGGCGAGCACGTCGAGCAGTTGCGTTTGGTGCTGCGGTGGTGCATCTGTGGGGATAAAGTCGGCCGGCTTGGGCACGTGGCCACGGCGTGAGTACGGGGCCAGCACTGCACTGGCAATCACTCCTGTCTGTGCCCACGAGTTGTCGAGCGGCTGGTAATAGCGGGCAAACGCCAGCCACTCGCTCAGCTCTCGACTGTCCATCCGTTGCTCGAGCTCGCCGACCGTCATCCCGAGATGCCCGGCCAGCATGAACAGGAATCGCCGCGATGGTCTGGCGTTAAAGCTCGCCGGCTAGTTCAACTACGTCCGCCTCCGTGAGTTTGTTGTGACGCTGGGCCACGTCGAACAATTCGCCCATCACCGCACCGTCGAGCTTAGCCACTTCATCCAGTTCGTTGTCTTGGTAGATCCGCACGCCGTGCTCGTCGCAAAGGGTGCGAGCGAGGTAGAACGCACGGAAGTTGTGGAACTTCTCGACGCCTTTGTTTCGGATGTCGAGCCACGCCAGCTCCCAATCGTCACGCTCGCCGACGCTGAGCACGCGCACGTACACGTTGAGGTTCCATTCCTTCACGTGAACCTTCAGCGGCTTGCGGACGCTTGCGGCTTGGATTTGCTCTTTGAGTCCCATAGGTCAGTTGTCCAGAAGTTTGAACGTAACGGTGTAACGAGTAACGCCGTTCACCTCATTCGCCACGCTCAGTGACTCCCATATTGCTGGGTTCGTCAAGGATTGCCCGCCGCCTGAGATCGCCAGCGTGGCACGCACGCCGTAGTTGCCCGTGGCGGTGTTGTTGCCGCCCAGGCACTCGACGCTGCACGTGCCGGCTTCGTCTGTCCAGATGACGCTGCGGCCCTTGGATGGACCGCCGCCGTATGTCCACGTCAGGCCTGTGACTTCCTGGAACGCAATGCCGTTCCACGTCACAGACACGCCAGCGCTATAGCTCGCCACGGGGTCCTCCCTGTGGGACTACGGCACCTGGAAGGCGGCAGAACCACGCACGGCGTCGTTGAC